CTGGACAACCTCTGCAAAGGACTGCTTGACGCGCTCACCCACGGCGGAGCCTGGGAAGACGACAGCCAGATCGACCATCTGACCATCAAAAGAGGCCCTATCAAGGCCCTAGGGTGCGTCGAGGTGACCATTTCAGAGATAGACGGGGAGGCAGCCTAATGGCCGCACGCAAAGCGACAGACGACGAAATCAAGGCGGCGCTGACTGGCCGCACTGTGGCTGCTGCCGCAAAGATCCTGAACCTGCACGAGCGCCGTGTATGGGAGCACAAGGCTCGATTAGCGCGAGAGGGCTGGAGCCCAGAGCACGGGCTTACCGTCGGCGCGCCTGAAACGTTCCTTCTGTCCAAGCTGACCGTGCAGCGCGGGAAGAACGGCGAGATCGAAAAGACCTGGCCGAGATATTCACCTGACATGGTGAAGCAGCTGGCCGCCATGCGCGCCACGGTTGCGGCAATGCAGGAAGAGCTGAAGGCAGAGAAAGCGCTCCCGGCACCGCTGCAAACCCTTGCGCACCTGCTCAACTGCTACGTCATCACCGACTACCACCTCGGCATGAATGCCTGGGCAGAGGAGACGGGCGCGGCATGGGACATGAAAATCGCCGAGGACACGCTGGTCGGCTGGTTTGGTGCCGCCATCGCCCAGGCGCCTGACTCCCATACCGGCGTATTCGCCCAGCTTGGGGATCTGTTGCATTGGGATGGTATCCAGGCGGTCACCCCGACATCCGGCCACGTCCTCGACGCCGACACTCGGTTCCAGAAGCTGGTCCGCGTGGCAATCAGCGTCATCCGCCGCGTAACGGCCATGCTGCTGCAGAAGCACGAGCGCGTCGTTCTCCTGATGGCTGAGGGCAACCATGACCTGGCATCGAGCGCTTGGCTGCGTGAGCTGTTCGCAGCCCTGTACGCCGATGAGCCCCGCATTGAGGTCATCACCCGGCCAGATCCGTACTACTGCATTGAGCACGGACGCACGTCGCTGTTCTTCCACCACGGCCACAAGAAGCGGATGGACTCGCTCGAGACGGTGTTCATCGCCAAGTTCCGCGAAGTGTTCGGCCGAACCAAGCACAGCTACGCGCACACCGGCCACCTGCACCATAACGTCCTGCGCGAGACGAACACGATGCAGATCGAGCAGCACCGCACCCTGGCTGCACCAGACAGTCACGCAAGCCGCGGCGGATGGATGAGCGGACGTGACGCCAAGGTCATCACCTACCACGCCGAGCACGGCGAAGTGGGCCGCATCATCGTTTCAGCCGACATGCTCAAGGGGGAGGCGGCGGCATGAACAGATTTCATAGCAAGTACGAAGTTCTCAATATGGGGCACGAGTCACCGTGCTGGATGTGGAGGGCTTACAAGGACAAGCATGGGTATGGGCGATTTCAGGTCGGCGATAGACCTCAGGCTGCGCATCGATATTCATGGTTTCTTGTTCACGGCTATCTACCTGAATACCCAGAGTTCGAGCTGGATCACCTGTGCGGGAATCGAGCGTGCGTGAACCCGGATCATCTGCGGGTTGCCACTCACAAAGAAAACACCCTGCGCAGCGCGAGTTTTGTTGCAGAGAACTCAGAGAAGCTCTACTGCAAAAACGGGCACGAATATAACCAGGAGAACACCTACATCAGGCCAAACGGGGCTCGTGACTGTCGCGCCTGCGGGAAAGAAAGAGTTCGTCGATACAAGCAAGGGAGGGCTTCCGCATGAAGATGAACAGCGCGCGTCAACTCTGGCATGACAGCATGTACCAGCGCCGGGAATCGACCACTGCCTATGCCTTGGAGGTTGGCCAGCTAGGAGCCAGCATCCAGAAGACCGAGAAGGACCGCCGCACCGACGTGGCGCTCGATCAGGCGCTGTGCGGAATGGTCCAGTCGGTCATCGGTACGCTGCCGGCCAGCCTGCAATGCTTCGGTCACTGGATGTACTCACCACTGGCCGACGACGATCACCGGGAGATTGCCGAGGAGCTGGTGTTCGCCATGGCCGCCGCCAAGCTGCCGCGCATGACCGAAGCCAAGCGCGAGAAGGCACAGTACGTCGCCAAGGGCGTGCTCTACCGGTACCGCCGCCAGCATCAGGGCGGGCAGAGTTCGACGCCTGACCCGCTGCCTACCCCTGAGACCTTCCGCGCCTGGCTGTTCGACGAGTACGGCGTGCGCCTCTGCAGCGAGAACTGGACCCGTGAGTGGGAGTCACACATTGACGCCTTCTTCCAAGCCTGCAACGACATGGACAAGGCCGCGCTGGCACCGGTTTCTGGCCTGCTGTACCAGTGGAAAGAGGCGGCGTGAATACGTGAGAAAAACGCTTGCATTCCCGTTCGGCTAGAGGCACACTTTATCCATGCTGTGATTCCTTCGCCTGAAGGGATTGCGGAAAGCACATTGCTCAGTGTGCGACGCATATGCTTCATCGCAGGCCTTCTCACCCTGCTGAAACACTCGAAAGCCCCAGCAGAAATGCCGGGGCTTTTTTGTTCCTGCCGACCTCTGAGTCGGTTTTTTTATGCCGATTCGAAAGCCAATCCGCGCTTCAGTCGGCAATCAAATACCAGTTTCGGGCGCTAAAGGCCGTTTGAATGGCTCGCCACCATGCGCCCAACCCATTCGCACCCCATTGCAAATATCCCGCACCAAAGTGCAGAAAACGCGCAATGCAGTGCAAACCTCTTCCGGCCTCGCCAAATGCGGGGCTTTGTTCGTTCTGGAGTCAGTCATGCCGATGTTCCGTAAGAAGCCTGTCGTCGTCGAGGCCGTGAAGTGGAACGGCTACAGCAACAACATTGGCCTGACGAACGGAAAAGAAGGAGAAGGAGCCCGATATGAAATGCCTGAGTGGATGCCTCCGGTTTCGCGAGTGCTCGGCGAGGCTGAAGAAGTTTTTCTGTCAATCATCGTTCCAGTGGGCGGCGTGTGGAGGCAGGGCGAATGCCTATGGATCGGAACACTTGAGGGTTCGCATCGAGCTGACCCTGGCGACTGGATCATAAGAGGCCTGAAAGGCGAGCTTTATCCATGTAAGCCTGACATTTTCGATGCAACGTATGAGGTTGCCGAGTAGCCGCTCGGAGCCACCCATCTTCCGGCCCCATGCCTGCCTCCTTGCTCATAGGCGGATCGCACGCGCATGTGAGGCCGGACCAAACACAAACGAGACTCCACTATGACCGACAGCCATGAGGGCAGGACAGTGCATGAGCGAGTCGGCGCCCTGGAGCAAGAGGCGGCCGTCACTCGGCATCGCCTGGACAGATTCGACCGCGACCACGCGCAGTCACCCAACCGCCTGACCAAGCTCGAGCAGCAGTTCGAGCACATGACCCGCCAGCTCACCGCAATCGGAGAGAGCCAGGACGAGGTATCAGAGAAAGTGGACAAGCTAGGCGGCAAGCTCTCCTACGGGATTGGCGCTGGCGTTGTCCTGCTGGCTGTCTTCGATAAGGTCTGGCCATTCATCACCAAGGGCTTTGGCTCATGAACCTGATCCCCGAATGGCGCAAGTCATGGCGCCTGACCAGTGTGCAGCTCGCAATCATCACTGCAGCCTTGAACGCCGCTGCCGGCACATGGGTAGCGTTCGACGGACATATCAGCCCGATCCTATGGGCAAGCGTCAACGCGCTCCTCGGTATCGCTGCTGCGATTGCCAGGGTGATTCCTCAGCCGAAGGTGACTGGCAATGAAAGCCAATCGGTTCAGTGAGTGGCTGCGTCGCCTGATGACAGGCCTTCACCCTAACGTGGTGTGCGCCGCATGAAACGCCTACACGCCACCCTCCTGATCCTCAAGATCGCCTTCTGCTTCGCATGGCTGATCGCTATGGAGGCATGGAGGGCGGGGAGAAGGGAGTGGAAGCGTTGACAGCGCCAAAGCCATCTGTGCCGCAGCCGCCGCCGTGCCGGTTGGTATGCGTTGCCTGTGGAGATATCACCAGCACGGGCAACCATACCCATTTCATGTGCCGTCTGGTCCGCTGTCTGAGGCGGCGATTTCGAGTGCGATCCTAAGCTCGTCTTTGCTTAGGCCCGCCGCCTTCATCTTCCCTGCTGCAGCATTGATTCTGCTCTGCGATTCTGCCTGGGCGGCGCGGGCATGAGCCTTCGCTTGTTGCGACTCATCTGCGATCGACAGCAGCGCGGACTCTAATATTGCTGGCACTGAAAGATTTGAATCTTCGCGGATGGCGTTCAGCAGTTCAGCAGTGAGATGGCTAACCCGGGCGGAGAGAACTTGTTTCTTTGACCTGTTCATGGATTTTTCAACCATAGGTTACTTACGCAAGTATTGTAAGTGAATACCGAGCAAGCATGCAATTCTTTGGCGGCTAAGGCGATGCTGCGTTGTCGCCACTGCCCGGGAGCTGATATGCCTATACGTCCATGCCGGATGTGCTCTGAGCCTGGATGCAAGAAGGTATCCGTGCTCGGCTCGCATAGATGTGAGTCGCACAAGGCTGCCGAAGATGCTCGGAGGGTGGATA